GAATCCCCATCTAGCCCTCCATCTCGATCGAGATCGTCCCGCGAACGGTCGAGCACGAGTTGGCTCCGTTCGCACTCAGTTGTATCTGCCAGCCTGTTCCGAGTGCTAAAGCCACGTCGAGCACCGTCACGACCGTCTCTCCGACTGCATCCGAGTCAGCACCGCCGAACGTCAACGAGCCAATCTCCGTACCGCTACCGGGCACCTGCACGCCGGTCAGCGTCTGAAGTGATACGTCGCAGACGTTGCCGGATGATGATCCCGATGCGACGAAGCGGAGTCCCGTCACCGTCACGGCACTCGGCGTGCGAAAAGATGTCTGGGGCTGGGCGCAATCAGCCGAAATCCCGGCCAGGTCACCTGCCGATAAGAGAAAGCATTCGCCGACGGCCCAGCTCGATGTATCAAGCGGAAACGCAATAGATCGCTCGGAGACGCCCGCTACAAAGCCGTTGAGGGCGATTCGATCCTCCGCCGTCATCACCCCCGCCAGAGAGGAGGTCGCGGCGGGGATGGCCTCTTCCGTCCCGTCGGAGCTGTTGACCGTGACGGAGGTTGCGTCCCGAGTCACCGTGAGGTCGGTCAGCTGAGCCCCCGCCTCGATGGTGTCCAGCTTCGCCTTATCCTCGTTCGTCATCACGCCCGGCGTCGTCGGCGTCGCAGGCGGTAGCACGGCATTCGAGCCCGTGTCGGACGTGACGGTCAGCTCGTCGAGTGCGGGGTCGACGAGGGTGCCGAGGTTGGTGGCTCCGCCGCTGGACGCGATCGTCGCTGCGAGCTCGGCCAGCACGGCCTCGACGTCCGCACCCACGAAGTTCCCGGCCAGGTCGCGCACGCCCACGAGGGCAGCACCCTGCCCGGCCCCAGTACCGCCGAGCGTCGACCCTGCGATTCCGTTTGTGATCTGGCTGATGTCGTAGTCGCCCACCTGTGCCAACACGTTGCCGGACCGTCCGAAGATCGTGATGACGCCCGGCTCGCTGCCGCCGCCCGCGTCGAACGTGGATCCGAGCACCTTCCAGAGGCCCTCGTTTCGAGAACACACGAGATAGTTCGCGTTGACGAAGAGCGCCGACGCGCCGCCGCCCGTATCGAGAGCCGACGTGGGATCGACGATGATATAGTCGCGCTTCGTGTTCGCGTTACACGCTGGAAGCGAAGATCCCGTCGTATGGATCGCCTGCGCCGGGCCGAAGTCGAAGGACGACGACGATCCGGGGATGACTGCGGCAATCACCGCGAGAACGAGTAGAAGACGTCTCATTGAATCAAGCTCCCTGCGATGGCCTCGGTGTCCGAGAATCCGACCATTTGCGTCTGCACGACCGCCACTGCAACGCCGGAGGGGTCGGAAAAGCGAAACCGAAGACGGCCGTTCGTGTCGTTGAAACGGAGCGCATCGAACTGCGGTGTCATCGAGTTGCCGGGTCCGTACTGCTGCTCCCAGTCCGGCAAGTCGTCGTAGGGTGACTCGACGATGAGCGTCGTCGTCGATTGCAGTGTGAGCAGCAGAAACGGACGGCTGTTGTTGCGGTAGGTGTCGCCCAGCGGGTCGGCTGCTACGAACACGGGCGCGAGTCCTGCGGCGCTGGTCTGTACGTCTAGGTCGGCCATGATTACGTCCCCGTCCCGACTGCGATCCAGTCGAGGGGTTGGTTGTTCGATCCTCCCAACGTGATGACGACGGTCTGAACGGTACGTGTCCCCGTATTCGTTCCGACATTCGCTCCCGTAATCGCCGACACTGCGAACTCTGTATCCGCAAACGGGATCGGGAACGTGATCGTGACAGGGTTTCCCGTCGGGCTGGGAATGCGACCCGCTTGTACGACCATCTTCAGGCCGCCACCGACCGGAACGGCAATCGCGATGCCATTGACGTTCTGCGTGAAACCGAAGATGGCTGCGAGAAGAGACGGAGTCAGGGCGACGCTATCGAGGGATGCATCCTCAGCCTCCTGAGCCGTCGCAAATCGCGTGATTCCACGCNNTGACGGTGCGAGTCGCATCGGCGAGCGCCTGCGTCTCGGCGTTGGTTGCCGTTTCGGCGATGCCGCGTTGGGTGGTTGAGGCGGCGAGCGATGCCAACCCCAACGGAGTAACGGCCAACGCCGAATCAGCTAGCGCTTGAATCTCAGATGGAGTAGCGATCTCGATCAATCCGGGATTCGAAGGCCCGGACGGAGGAAACAGGCGTTTCCATGAAGCCGTGACCCACGGAGCACCGACGACCGTCGCCGCCGGATCCACGTTCGTCGACGGCGCCACCGCCTGATAGAGATTCCCGTCAGACCCGAGCGCAAGCCCGTTCGTCTCGTAGGCCGTCGCCGCATCCCATACCGGGATCCCGTTGCGCTCGATGTGCTCGAGCATGTCGTCCTGCCGGCCCTGGACCCAATTCTCCTCCTGATTCGGAGGCTGCTCGGCGACCCATCCGATCGAAATCTTGCCCGGGATGCGGTCTTCGGGGTTCGACCGCGCGCCTCCCGAGGCGAATACGTCTGTGAAATTCCTGCGCGGCATCAGAGGCCCCCAATCGTGAGTGAGACGCCGAGCGGTCGAGGCACGACAGGAAACTTGCCTTTGACCGCAGTCGGAGAAGTGAGAATCCCGATCTCGATCGGCGACAAGGCTCGTTGCACCGTCGCCGTTGCTTCGGCAGGCCCAGGCCCTTCGGAGATGACGATCGGCGTCGAGTCTCCAATGACCGACCGAATCACGGAAATCACATCCTCCGGTGTCGCGCGCGTACGGTTTCGGATGATTTTCGCCTTCAGCAACTGACGATACTCCGGATCTCCGAGCAGTAGATTCGTTGCCGACGCCTCGTTGATCGACCGATATCGAGCGCCGACCGACGGATCGTTTATGTCGCCGAAGCCCTTCGTCGGATCGTCCGGATCGAGCAGGTCGCGGTATTCGAAAAACTGCACCGGAACCACGCCGACCAGTTCGCGCGGCTGACCGATGATCTCGCCGATGATGTCGAGGCGATCTCCAGACGACAGGTCGATGACACGCACCGTCTCGATCATCAGCATCGCGTCACGCGCTTCGACCATCTGATCCGCAACGGCCTCGATCATCGCTCGAAGATTCGTCGAACCTCGATACTGATGCGCGAGACGATCGAGGGCGATCTGCTTGATGTCGTTGTTCAGAGCCATCAGAAGGTCACCGTGATTCTGGAGATGGCGAAGCTCGCGATCTCGATCTCGTCGATCGGGATGTCGGCAGTACCGAGCGCAACGGCCGAAAGCCCGATCTCGAGCGTCGTCACGCTGTGACCCGGGATCGAGTTGATCGGCGTGAAGAGCCTCGAACGTTTCACGTCTTCGCCGATGTCGATTCCGGATCCGAACGCAGCACCAGTCGACCAGTCTACGATCGCCTGCTTGATCTCGTCGGCACCCGTCGACGGGAAGTCAGCGTCGATCGAGAGCAGCAAGTCGACCCAGATTTCGATCGGTGCCGGACGCGTGAATGAGATCGCGTGGTCGGTGCCCTGTGAGTCGGTGACAATCGCATTGCTCGATCCGATCGACTGGATCCCGATAGGTCGATTCTCCCAGATCAGGTCGGCCACCTGCTGATCGGTACCGCCAATCGCAATCACCTCGAACGTGTGAGGAGGTCGGCCGTCTACCGTGCCCGTCGTTGCGTTCTCGACGATGAGTTGACGAGTGATCTCGGGTGTCGCCACGAGCGCAGACAGCAGAGCCTCGGTCGTGTTGATCGACTGTTGTTCGGTGCTGTTGGCACGACGTAGACGCAGCTCGACGTCGGACTCGTCCGGGAATCCGATTTGAGATTGCGCCGACGGATTCGTGATCGCAGTGAGGCCTGGTAATGGGGTGACGATCTTGGTGATTTCACCAGGTCCGACCGTGATGCGGTCGTTTTCGACCGATGCCATCGGGACCAAGGCTCCATTGAAATGGAGCTGAGAAAATCGGCTGACGAACTGGTCGCCCGCATCGGATTCGACGACGAATTGACCTGCGACCACTTGGACTGAGCCAGACGGGATCGTCAGCTGCACCGATACGAATGTCGGTTGTCCAGCAGAACGCGAGATACCGTTGAAGGCCGATACCTGATCGAGCGGGACGCCCTGCGCCGTCGACGGACGCAGCGAGTTGTAGACGCCCTCGCCTACCTGCCATAGCTCGTCAACGAGACCTGATATGACTCCTATGATCTGCCCATCCGGCTGCGCCGGGTCGAGGTCGACGGCCTGCCCGAAGATGCCTCGCCACTTCGCTTCGAGCTCGGACTTGATCGTGTCTAGAGGCTTTCGGACGAAGCCTGCATCGGTGACGCCGTACATCAGATCGTCACCTCCAGAGATTGAGAGTCCCCATCAAAGCCGTCGGAATACGCAAAAGACAGCTCGAGCCTGCGGGTCGCTCGGTCGATGTTGAGACGGAAATCGTCGAGCGAAACGACGCCGGGCGCCGAGGTGATCCGATCCTTAATCTCACGCTCGATCGTGCGCACGTCGGGCGACGCCCGAAACACCTCCTGAAACCACGGCGTCCCGGTCCGAGTGTCGAGATACCACTCGCCGCGAAGGAGCCGCAGCCGCGTCAGGATGCCCTGCCGAGTCGCCTCGCGGCCGGTCACGATGGCAATCCCGTTGCGAGATCCCGTGAAGACGTCGTGGTTGTCGTCGAGTGCGATCGTCATGTTCGGGCCTGATCGAGTAGGGTTTTCGCCTGGGCGATGTCCGCAGCAGTCGACAGCGGGTCGCCTCCGGCCGTCGCAGTCGCGATCGCTTCGAGCGCATCGCTGAGCACCTGGAGCACGTCGACCCCTCCACCAGACAGCGAGATCGGCCCTGATAGCGTCGATAGGACGAGTCCGACCGTCGCCGCCATCGTAGCCCCGGCAGGCGTGAGCGCAATCTGAGCGCCGCTCGGTAGTGTGATGGTTGCTGTCCCCGGCAGCAGCTCGATCTCGGTCGCGCCAGCGTCCGGCGTGGCGGCGACTCGGCCCGGCCCGATCGTGACCGACACAGACCCATCCTCGGACCGGATCTGAGTCGCGTCAGACGCCGGAGCGGGTACGATCGGCTCTGCTCGGGACGAAAGGCCTGGGATGCAGATCGCGTCGCCCAAGTCGTGCCTGCGTGGCGTCGGAGGCACAGCCTGCTCGCCGGTTGCGGACCACGTCGACAGGTCGCGCTCGGCGAACAGGATCAGGCACGGGTCACCGGGCTCGATCGGGAGCGTGAGCACATAGCCGCCCGACCGCTCTCGGACGATAGGGACGCCGACGATGGGCGGAATGGGTCGGTCAATCGGCTCTCCTTCGGGTCCGCGGAATCGACGGGTCGTGAGAATCTGCACCGTCGCTGTCTGCGTCGTCGGGTCGTAGGAGGTGATCCGTCCCGGCAGAGCGGTATGGACGTGGACGAGAGCAGACCGTATCGCCTCCTCGATCGTGTCGAGGTCGTCGAATAGATCGCGGCGTAGCTCGAGCGTCATGCTGCCACCCTGGGCGTCACCAAGGGCGTCCCGACCGCCTGCGTGTACCACGTCTGCCCGCGGCTCTCGCCCGTGTGAATTACTCGCAGGACTCGGAACAGTCCTCCGCGCTGATTGATGCGGGCATTGCGTAGGAACTGCTCGGCTTCTTGCAGCGTTCGCGCTCCTTCTCCGACCTCGGCGGCAGCCGTGCGGACGTCGATGACACGCAGCGGAAAGATCCGGTGATCGAGCAGCGTCCGCACTTCGACCTGCCCCGCAGACACGACAGGGGATCCGATCATGCCACTGTCGCGCGAGATGATGATACGCGCAGTCGACGAAAGCGCGATGTCCTGAGCCAGAAACAGGCTGCCCTGGATGTGCCACTTGAAGCCGAATGCGGCCGCAAGCCGATTGATCTCCTCTCGCGTCCCGCCATCCGCGACCCAATTCCCGGGAAGCGTTCGATCGGGGACGAGCCGAAGGCTGTCCGGGCTGATACGGATGCCCGAGAAAGTCGATACGATCGTCGTGAGCACACGATGCAGGGTTACGGGTGCACTGAAGCTGATCTCGACGTGAGCGTCCGACATGTCGAGAATGGACTCGGCTCCAAAGATATCTGTCCGTCGATTCGCGCCATCGCGGAACTCGACGACGTTCGCAATCGTCCCATCAAACAACGTGCCGAATCGCTGCGGGTATCCAGCCGTGAGACGCACCTTCGCGCCCGGTTTCGAGATCCTCGCGATCGTGGTCGAAGACAGGTTGTTCACCGAGATCGTCGCATATCCTGTGCCGCCTTGGCTGACGCGCTCGATGGCGAACTTCGTCGACAGGCCCGTCAGATCCGACGTCCATCCGGTGCCGTCGTCGACCTCCAGTCGCATAAATCTAGGAAACAGGTTCATCCCGACGCCTCAAACGATCCCGGCGGCGTAATCGTCTCGCCGGGCGCGAAGTAGAGCACCCGAACTCGATTCCCCAGCTCTCCGCGGCGGGCCTCGTTGCGGGGATCAGAGGCGGCGCGCGGGATCATGCTTCCCATGTCGAGCCCGTGCTGTTTGAGGAGATCCACCTCGAGCAAGACGGCGATGCCGGCGATGATCGGTACGTCGCCATCCTGCGTCACCTCGTCCATGTCGATGGTCCAGAACTCGCCGAGCGTGTTGAATCGAGTGCGCAATCGAACGCGCCGCTCGGCTAGGGTGATGTCGAACGACTCACGGGTTGCTCCTGAGAACGGGATCGCCAGCGGCATCACAACGGCTCCAAGGTGAGCGAGCCCCGCTCGACTTCGGGCACCGCCTGGTCCGCGGCCTGGTCGCCGATGACGCTGTCAGCGGACGCAGCTTGCTGAATCGTGAGCGGCACGACGGTTTGGATCTCGCGAAACTCGGCGTCAAGGATGACGCTCGACTTGTTGTTGACCCGTCGCGGACTGCTTAAGCGGACGAACAGCATGTTCTGGAGCTCGCCGAATGGAGTAATGAGCGTGAACGGAAGCAGGTTGCGGAGGTGAGACAGGAGGATCTGGTACGCGCTAAGTGACCGCGTGGAAGCCGTGAAGTTTGCGAACGTCGTCAAGCTCGTCGACTCGAAAACACGCCACGAGATCGGGAGGTCGGAGACGGCGCCACGCATCACGTACCGGGTCGGACGCAGGAAGGCGTTGTCTGAGATCGTACCCGACAGGATGCCAGACCCAGACGCCACCTCGATCGGATGATCCGTCACCTCGACCGTATGCTCGATCTGCTCTTCGACCACCACGTCGAGAGGGATCTCGTTGATCTCACGAGGCCCGAGCGGCGTCAGGAAGTTGACCGGATTCGTCGGTGTGATGTTGCCGATCTGCATGGGGTCTACCTGTCCACCGGGCTACGTCCGCGAGTGCCGATCTGGCCGGCCACTTCGAGCACGCGAGTTGCGATGGCCTGTGCGATCGACTCCGGGTCGTCGGATGCGGTGATGTTGCCGATCTCGATATTGACAGTGGAGTCGCCTCGGTCTTCGCGAATGGACTGCCGCACCGCTTCGATCTGCTCCAGCGTTGGCGGGTCTACGATGGACGATCCGAACGAAATTGCATTCAGAGCGTCGAATCCGCTGAACAACGATGACAAGGCATCGCCCACGAACCCGCGTTGATCTTCAGGCTGATTCGCCGCCTCGCCTGCTGCGACAGCAAGACCGAGCGCAGCCAGCGGTCCGGCACTACGCGCAGCCAGTGAAAAGGCCCTCGCCCTACCTGATCTCGTGAGAAGACTCAACAACGCGGCACCTCCTGCCCCCTGCGCAATCGTCCGTCCGCCGCCCTCGGGCACGTCGATTCCCGCTTCGCGCGCCAGATCCTCGATCCGGTCGACGACATCCGCGGCCTCGCTGACGATACCAGACAGACTCGACTTGATCTGCTCGAACAAGCCGCTGTTCGCGAGCTTCGTGAGACCCTGAAGGAAGTCCGTAGACCACTGGATGAGCGGCGTACCCTGCTCGGCCAGGAAAGTCTGTGACGCCACGCGGAGCCGTTGCATCTCGATCGTGAGTTGCTTCGAATCCTCTATGGCTCGCTCGTCGATGACGAGTCCGTTCCGCTCGGCAGCGACCCCGAGCGCCTCGATCCCCTCGCGGCCTTCCTCGAAGAATCGAACGAGGCTGAGATCGATCCCGAGATCCTGAGCGGCACCGATTCTGAAATCTCGCAGCGCACCGTCGGCCGACGCGATCGACTCGGCAACCCGTAGGATCAACTCGTCAGCGCGGACGAATGCCCCCGTCGTCTCGTCGATGGGGCTGACGTCGAGCTTGCCGAGAGCCTCCTGGAAGTCGTTTGAATCGCCGGATGGAATCCCCGCGATCGACTCGGCAAAAGAGCTGATCAACCCTTCGACGCGACCGGCACCTAGACCGAACTGGATCGCAGCCGCGTCGAGCCTCTGAATCCGACGGGTAGTGACGCCGGTCGCCTCGGACAAGCGCGCGATCTGATTGCCGCGACCGGCAGCGGACAGGAGCCCCTGCACGGCCGCTGCGGCACTGACGGTCACGCCAACGAGAGTGCCAACACGGCCGATCGTCCCGACGATCCGATTTCGAAACTGGGATAAGCCCTTGTCGGAGATGTCGAGGCCGAGGGTCGAGACGAGTTCTTCCACGATCATCGTCGTCTTCCCTTCGCCGTCATTCGGCGCGACTCAGACTGCGCCTTCGCCTGATCCCTCGCCTTGCGCTGCGCATCCTCCAGCTCGTCGAGCACCTCGTGCATCTCCAGCAGGTCGACCAGAGAGTACGTGCCGTCCTGTAGCTCCCTCAGAGTGCAGAGCTGTCGCTCATGGGCGCAGGGTCGCCAGAGTCTCCAGTCGACCCGAGGTCGCCGTCCATCGCCTTTCGGACCGCCTGATTGATTCCCTCGGCGCGGCCGGCGGGTAGCAGCGCGGCGAAAAAATCCGCGTAGTTAGCCTCGAGCACGAACCACGCCACCCGATAGCGCAGCATCGTGCCCGAAGAGCCGGCGAAGTCCTGGTCGAAGATGACCGGGCGCCCGTCGATCGCGGCCATCTCGCAAAGCTCTCGCAGGAGCCGCGTGAACTCCTCCCGTCCGAGCGCCGTCGGCGCCTGCATCATCGCAGAGGCGAGCCCGATGATCTGATCGGCGTCCGTCTTGCCCACGAGCGCCAGCATCTTGTCGGAGACGAGCGCCAGCACCGGCAGGATGCGTGACTCCATCTCCAGTGCCTTGCTCGGTGGCATCTGCACCGTAGACCACGAGTGCCCGCCGATGCTCTTGGTGCGTGTCTCACAGGCCATCGATCCCTCCAGCAAACACGGTCAGTCCGACGAGCCCTAGCCGCCATTCGCGCGCCCGCCCCTCTCGGCCGTACTCCATCGTCGGCGGTGCGAAGATGATCGACTGCGTCGCCACCACGAGATCGGATCCGTTGAGATCCTTCACCACGAAGGGAAACGGAGACAACGCACCGCTATTCTGCGCCGTGAGAAGCGCCGATAGGAAAGCGTTGCTCTGCGACGACTGCAACAGCGAGAGAGTCGCAAGTCCCGTCCTGTCGGCGTTGGCCTGCGCCATCACGTCGCCGTCGGCGCCGACGAGGAACGAGAACCAATCGGCGTTGGGCTCGATGGTGAGCGGAGTGTCCGAGTCGGACCATCCACCCATCGGCACACCCGAGACGAGCGTGGAGACCTGTCTGATGTCGTAGCTGGAAAGCATGTGATCGGCCTCCTAGACCGTGAGGGTTCCCTGGATGGTCGCGAAGTGGACCGCGCCTGCGACCCGCGCCGTGAAGCTGATGACCGATCCCTTACGGGCCGCGCGATCTGCCGGAGACACGGACGCCACGGGCTGCGTCGACAGCTCGAAGGCAGGCTGCGGATTCCCGTCGCCGTCGAGCGTGATGGCCACGAATCCATTCGTGACCGCCTGTTCTAGCGCGAGCCGTACCTCGCCTTCGAGGATCGACATGCCGAGATCCGTCAACGGAACCTTGGGCATCGTCACGAGCCGGCCGAACACGCGGAACGCGATCTCGGCTTGCAGCCAGTCGAAGCCGTGCATGATGTCGAAGAACTCGCCGGAGGCCATCGTGCCTTCGGCGAACATCGGGAACCCGCCGATCCGCGTGAAGACGTTCCCCATGTTTGCGGTGATGGCGTCGAACTGGCTGTTGGTGAGAGCCGTCTCCGCGAGTCCCGCCGGCCGCTTGAATTTCATTGTCTTGGTCGACGCGGGTGCGTCGAAGTTGGTCGTCAGCATCACGCCGTATGCAGCCGCTTCGGGATAGGCGTTGCCGACGCCGAGGAACGCGTCTGCATGGGCGAACACTGCCGTCCGAAACAGGTTGAGGCCGTTCGCAGAAGCGATCAGACCCCTACCCGATGCGAGCGCCTCAGCCTCGTTCGTCGAGGTCATGAACGTCCGCGAGCGAGCCTCGATCCACTGCGCCAAGTCGAGAGACAGCGTCGGATCTTCCGAAATGCGACCGTCGGCCGTGACGATCACCCCCCACCAGTCCGGATCGGCATCCATGATGGCCTGCATCTCGTCCTCGATCGCATTCAGCGGATCGCGGACGCCGATCTTGAGTGAGGTCGGCCGCGGGTTCTGGCTGAAGTAGGCCGTGGCCGCCTTCAGCTCTTCATCTCCCGCGACGAAGTCGGCAGCGACCCCGTCGATCGACGAATAGGACCGCACCCGCTCGCCGAGCGTGATGACTCCAGTGGTCGACGGAGCGACGATGAGCAGCGTCCCGAACCCCGGACCCTGCGGTAGCTGCGTCTGACGGTCGATGTTGACGGTGACGACTCGATTGACGTCGATGTCCATACCTGTACTCCCCGGGCGCTACGAGCCCACCGAAACGATTTGAGACGTCCCACCGCCGACGATCGGCACCTCGAGGACTGCCGGTACGACGAACTCCGATCGGAACGACACGTTCCATCCGATGTCCATCTGAGCCCGCTGCTCCATCCGGCCGTTGACCTCCTGCGAGAGATCGCGAACGCCCGAGAACGCTCCGACGCCGAGCCGAGTCGAGCCTGATTCGACGAGCACCGACGGGCGCCGGAGATGAGTGACGACCTGGCCGAGAATCGCCCGAGCGTCTTCACCGAACGCATTGACCGAGCTCGAAGCGAGCCATGTCTCGTCGACGGCCTCGTTCAGATCGCGCGGGTCGGCTGTCTCCTGCATCTCGACATAGGCCGTCGAGCCCTGCGGCGTGGCCGTCACGAGAATCGAGCCATACGGCCTCGGCGGCCGCTCGCCCGGCTGATTCGCGAAGATCCACGCGAGCCCCGTCGCATCGACGGCAGCCTGACGGATCGCGTCCTCGATGTCATTCATCGGCAGCATCAGAGACCTTCCTCGCCCTTCGCTTCACGCACGGCGACGTAGCGCCGGAATCCATTCTCCGCCCACGACTTCTCTCCGGTCACGCGCCACCAGAACGAGTCCCACCAGACCCGGTCGGGCTCGCGACCGCCCGTCTGCGGCGTCTGCTCGTGGTAGAGCCTGTCGCTGCCCCGAATGAGGACCGTGATGCCGTCACTGATCGACACGCCCTCCGGCAGAATCTCGCGCTGCGAAGGCGATATCGGCCGGACCGCGGCGCGCAGGTTCCGGACCTCGGCGTCGCCGTCGACCCATCGGCCATCGATCCATGCCCCGCGAGTCGACTGCACGGTGATCATGTTCGAGCCCGTCCGAAAGATCGTCGTCGAGAGATTCGGACGCATCAGGAGTTGACCTCCCATGTCACGGACTGCCGGAGCTGGCCTTCGTCGATCAGAGGGTTGCTCGAGCCCTTGCGTCGAATCGTCTCGGCGGTGTTCGGCGGCGTCTTCACGTCGACAATCTGCCGCTGCACGTTGGCGGCAGCCGTCGCGCCGAGCAGTCCGAGGGCGACCGACTGATTTCGATCTCCGGTCGAGATGTCCTTCGCGAGCCTCTTGATGATCTTTCCGTGCTCGCCGGCAAATCGCACCATGGCAGACCGCAGGAACGACCGCTCGGGAATAACCCCGTCGTCCGTACCGAACTCATGGATGGCCGCGAGCTGCGCGACGAGCATGTTGCTGTTGATGTGGACGCCTGACCCGCGCGGAAAGCCCACCTTGACGCTCGGTCCGCGTCTTGCGAGCGCAGCGAAACGACGCGCAAGGCCGGCAAGGCCGCCTCGGTTACTCGGCTGAACGACGTTGGCTTTCACGCTAGCCGACAAGGTGAGGCCCCACGACGAAGCGGTTGCGAAGGTCGATGAAACGCTGCCCGTAGTGGGTCGAGTACAGCTCGGCGTCAGCGAACGACAGGTTGGCGGGGATCGCGTGCGAGATCGAGACGCCATCGACAGAGACAGAGGTCGCAACCGCGGCCCCGTTGGCGACCTGCGATGCGCCACCCTCGGCGTCGGTCACGGCCAGGCGGTGGGCGGCGAGGAATGCGACGAGACGAGTGCGGGCGTCGCCGAAGCGGTCGGCTACGTCGGCCTCAGCCTCTTCGAGCGTGAGATACAGACGCGAGTCCGGTACGCCGTCGAACTCGGGGAACCGAGCTCGAAACGTCTCCGCTGTTACGACCGTCACCGGCACGCATCACCCCCTCACTTCTTCCGCTTCTGGTCGTTCGGCTTCTCGTCATGCTTCTCGGGCTCGGGATCCGAATGCTTGCCTTCCTCGACGAGCACTCCCGACGCCATGAGCGACTGCGCGCCATTCGTCGAGGCGAACGCTTCGGAGACGTCCTTCGACTCCCCAGGATTGATACGCAGCCGCTTGATGCTGGAGGCCGAGACCACCTTGCCTTCGGCGGGAGCCTCCAGCTTGCAGAGATCGACCGGAGCCGTGCCGGTGTTTCGAAGTCGCATCAGATGCCCGTCCTGTAGGTGACTGCCGCCGGGAACCGGATCTCCACGCCCGACAGCGAGTACTCGCCGAAGACCTGGACCATCAGTCCCGTCTGCTGCGGAGGCGTGAACCGGAGGGTGAGCGGGATGTGGTAGACCATGACGTCGGGGTTGCTCGCGTAGACGACCATCGTGTCCGAGGCGTCGAGATGCGGCACCGCTCGGATCTCGATCGGCCGGTTGAGGGCCGCCGTCGCCGCGTTCTTCTCGCGCACGAAGTCGAGAATCGTGGTGTCGCTGACGCTTCCGAGGCGGGTGCTTGCGATCTTCGTGAACTGATCCGTCGGCAGTAGCACCCGATCCGGGATCTCCACCATCTTGGAGTTCACGATGACGGCGTTGATCGCCTCGTTGATGATCGCCGCCACCGCATCGCCGGGATTCGCCCCGGCGAGCGCCGCATCGATCGTCGAGGCAGCCGCCCCTGTCGCAACGTTCGGGTTGTTGAAGAGGCCCGTCATGTTGTGCGGTGCCGAGCCGAAGAAGGCGACCTCCTGCGCGTGC